ACTTTAACTCATAGGTAGTTCACTCGTTATCGTTTACTAAATCATCTAAAGAAGATATCATCTTATCAAATTCTTCATTAATCAATAAAGATTTATCATAGATATTTGCTCTTTCATAAGAAATCTCTTCAGCCTTCTTTTCCTTTCTATCAATACAATTAAGATATTCTTCAAATAGTGTATCTAATTTTTTATCACTATTTTTCTTCATAGCCTTTAATGTATTTTCAGTAATAAGAGGTTTTTTCTTATTTACAGATTCCATTGGAGTGCCTCCTGCTTCTGGACCGCTACTTCCTGGTGTTTCGCCTCCTGGAGGTGCACCAGCATCACCACCCATATCTCCTGTAGGCATTGAACCTTCTTCTCCTCCGATATCACCCATATCATCAGAACCAGGTGCACCGAGTGAATCAAGACCTCCACCGAAGTCTCCTCCACCACCCATAGAGCCACCGCCCATACCACCGTCAGGTCCGCCTTGTTGTGGTTGGTCATCCATATATTCTGCTCCTGGTTCTCCGTATATTCTATCGACAGTATCGAATAAACCAGTACGCTTGATGATTTGAGTTGTCTTTTCAAGCTCTGCGGAAATACCTTTCTCAAGACGTATCTCTTCAAGATTTTCTTTAATCTCTTTGTCAGACCACTTCATAATTGTCTTTAATGCCTTTGCTTGAGACATAACAGGAATACCACCACCAGGGTCTGAAACGGCATCTCTAACAGCAGTAATCTTCTTCTCTATATTATCAATCTCAAGTGACTCTGCTTGAGTTGATGGATTATTCATGGTAAGAGAGAAGTTAGTTAACTCATCACTAAAACCAAGTAAGAATAAGTGAATGGATGCAACCTTAGTTAACTCCATTAAGAATGCCTGCTGAACTCTATTAACCGTTCTCGTGAAACGTATATCCATTAAAGCAAGATTCTTTCCGTCACCAGCAGTTTCTTCAAAATTAAGGAATGTTTTAGGTATTCTCAATGCCGTCAAAACCTTATTCTGAACAAACTTAATATCATCCATCGCTGTTAAGTTTTGTGCTGCTGACAACGTATCAATAGGAGTTGGTGCATTTTGGTCTCTTACAGGGATGAAGATATCTTGGTCCGTTGCCAAAATGTTCTTTCTTAAATCCACCTGACCAGTCATCGGGTCAATAATAGGTGTTCTCTTAAAGTTATTAGCAATTTCTTCAACGTAAGCTGGTACATCAGCATCATCAATAGCGCCTACAAATATCTTATAGACACGTCTTTCAATAGAACGTTCAAGACGATAAATAAGCATCATGTCTTCCATTAAACTAAGCATACGCCAATGTCTACGAGCTGAATTTAAATAAGAAACTCCATAAGGAAGATACATAGAGTTTGTCAATAACCTAAAATGTGCTATCTGCCAATCTCTGAATGGTACTTGTGATTGACTATCATCTAACCAAACGAATTTAGTAGACATGTCAGAATTGGTATCTGTATTGTTAGCTGCAACAGTAGAATATCCTGTTGAATATGGATTAGTAATACCGTTTTCTATACGTTCAACATTAAATACTGGTAAACGTTTCCATCCTTTAACACCTAATTTATGGTCTATATCAAGCATCATGTAATCATTACCATATTTACACATACCACGTATAACCATTTGTGCTGTTAATTGTAGGTTTAATCTATTGGTAAATAAATCTTCAAGAATACTTTTCACTCTATCTGATTTAGAATACACATTTACTATATTTCCTGTATCTGACGGTAAACAGCTTTCCTCAGAAACGATATCAAGTGCAGCACCTATCTCTGGAAATGAGTCCATCAAATCTGCATCACGATACATCAACTTAACATTATTAAGTCCTGAGTAAGCACTTACATTTAAATCAACGTTAGCTTTAACCCATCTATTTTCAAGATATTTATTCTGTTGTAATTCTAATTTTACTTTCTCATAATTATCTTTATCGTTGGTTTGGTATATAACACTATTACCAGACATATCATAGTTATTGATATGCCTTGCCATTGTGTCCTGTGTATTCCAGTTACCAGTTATAGCTTTATCTAATTGTTGAAAAACAGTTAATTTATTAGCCATATAAATTTTTATTAAAAAATAACATTTTTAGTTGATTTCTAAATAGTTTCATCTATCTCATACCACTAAATAACCACATATAAGTTCCTCCTATATGTTTATTCGGTTTTGATGATAAAGAATTACTATTCATCATAGGGAGACCAGATTTAGGTGTAACAGGTTGACTGTATCTTATAGCTGGTCTTCTAATATTAGTTCCATTTGTCATCCTATAAGAACTTAATATTGCTTCGTCTTTACGTTTAGCAGCTTCTATTTTACTAAGAGAAAACTGCATTACAAATAGAGCCATTGCAAGACATGTAATTGTGTCATCATGTGCACCTTCCATGTGGTCCATACGTCCAGTTTCGCCTTTAAAAATCCATGTATCAAGTTCATTAATAACACGTGCAGAACGTATTTTAAATTCGTTGTTTCTAACAAGTCCTGCAAAGTTAGCAAGTACAGGATATCTATTTCCTTGGAAGTGAAAACCAGGCAATCTATTCATATAATTACCATCTGACATAGATTGATTTTGCATTGTGTATGTCTTCTGAGAAGAGTCATCATAATGTAGGTTAGTATAACCAAGGTTTAACATTGTTAAAATAGCAGCATCTCCTTGACCACCAGTACAATCTACCACAACGTAAGCATTATTATACTGCTTGGCGTAGTAGACCGCCATAGAACCAATATCGTCACCCAATTTCTTTCCGACATATTCCATTACTTGTTCTATAATCGGCTGTCCATTTTCATCACGTCCATCCATATCTATCACCTCTATAGCAGTTCTATCGGCAGATACGCCTCGTGAGGGGTCAATTCCCAATATATATCTGTGACCAGGGATAGGTGGTTTCCAATACCAAGTATCATCAACCATTGGGTCTTTTAAATCTGGAAGGGGGTCTCTAACATTAATACGATTCTGTAATTCTACAAATTCACTTGCAACAACGTTGTTAGCGGAACCAAGAAACGATACATCAAGCTCTTGGGCTATTTTCATGGAATCATTATTGAAAGATTGACACATTGTTTCATACCAAGGAGAAGTTGGTTGCCAACCCTCTTGTTCCAGTTTGCGCCATCTTTCTTCGTTATATTCTATTCTTCCTGTATCATCTAATATTTCCTCTACAATCCACTTTTTCTCTCCAGTTTCAGCATCTTTCTTATACCACTTCAAATGTCTGTTATAACGCAAATCTTGATACCACTTAAATTCAACTGCGTTATAGTTATTTTCATGACTTAATGCTTGACGATAAGTATTGTAATATAATTCATCTTTACCATTAGGTGTTGAAACCATTATTATCTTTGATTTATCACCATAAGATGATGTGGCAGCAACCGCTGAAGAATAAACTGCTGGACCGTTCTCAATAAAGGCTGCCTCGTCAAAAATCAATATAGAAACAGCGGAAATACCACGTGCAGCATTTTCACCAGATGACCTTGCGTATACAGAACAACCATTGAATAATTGTAATTCTGATTTACTATTTTTGGTAAAAATATCTTTTTTATTTTTCTCTGATTTTGGGTCTGGAGAATAATATTCGTCACCCCAATACCATCGTGGAACTTGCATCAAAAACTCTCTGATTTTTGTAACCAATTGGTTTGCAAGGTCAAGTTTGTTACCAATACACAAAATAGTTTCTGGTTTATCAGAATCAGCAAGCGCAATTTGTGCACATATCCATGCCGAAGATACAGTAGTAATACCTGCCTGACGGTGTTTAATAGCAATAGAAGCCTTATGGTCAGCAAGACTCTGTAAGAATGCTTTCTGTCTTGGAAATAATAGGAATTGTGATTTTTTACCAACATTCGCATTAAATGTTGAAAGGTATTTTTCTATAAAATAAATCCTCGACTTATCAGCATAACTTCTTGCGTATTCTTCAGCAATAGTTTGTATATCTATCATAACATTTAACTTTCTTTATTATCTTCAATGATATCACTTTCGTTTTCTTTACTATCAATATTAAATGTATCAAGTTCAGCAGGTGAAAAATAACTATCATTTATAATATAACTATCAGACTGTTTTGTATCTATATCTTTTCTAAATCTTTGATAATCAATATTATGTAACACAGAATTTGCTAAGTCATCAATATATCTTCTACCAAGTTTAGTCGGTGTAAGAATTTCTTTCATAATTTTATTAAACTCTTCAGGTGTATTTTCACATAATTTCATAAAAATGAAAGGAACTACGTCAGTATCATATCCATTCATTAATGAATATAGTCTATCCCATAAACCAACACCAAGTCGCATATCCCATGGTTCAGCTTTGATAAAATCAGCTTTGCGTAAAATATAATTTGCTTTCTTTCTATCTTTTGGTAGACCATGTGAAGATACGAGTTCAAAGACACCACGTATAGTTTCACGTAAAAGTAAAGGGAAATTAAGTGCTTGAACTGTTATAATAGGTCTTTCTGACTTTCCACCTAATTTAACAGATACATAAGAGCCTTGATTTGTATTACCGTCTATTATTTTATCGTTTTTAACAAATGCCAGATAATCACCTAAATCCATTAACTCTTTATATAGAGTAATTAACTCTTCATCAATATTATCAAAATAATCATCTGATATAAAACTTAAATTAGATAACCTAATACTTGCGCCTTGAATTAAAGAATCAATAACTCTTCTTTTAGATATTTCATTATCTATTTCATCTTTTTCTAAGACATCTTCAAACTCATATTTATTATCCTCATCATCCTCTTCAGGGGTTAATCTTGCATTTTCTGAAGCAACCTTATCTACTATATTTAACGAAAAATTAATAGAGTTTTTAGGAATAGAGAATAAATCACAAACAATATTATGACATACTTTTTCTAAATGATTATGTAAAGGTTCTTCCAAATCTCTAATTTTCAATAAACATTTAATAGCTTTATCTGATAATACGTTAATATCATTAATATCATAACCATATTTTTGAAGTGTATCAGAAACTTCATTAAAACGTTTTTTAGCTATAATATAATCAAATGGATATATATCATCAGAAGGAAATACAGCGTTATTTCCTAAAGATGTCTTATGAGAAGAAAGTGCTTTATATAAAAAAGATGGTAATTTACTTATAACCCTTTCCTTAATAACATTAATTTTATCTTCTGTTAAATATATTCGTCTCATTACAACAATTTTAAAAATTCATCCAAATCCTTTTTATTAAAAGGCACAGAATTATTTCTCATTTCTACTAATTTACCATTTCTTCGATATGACGAATTTTCCATACTACCATTAGGTGTTGAACCTTTTGGAGTAACAATAGTATTTAACTGTGATGTTTTACTATTGTAAGCAACTATCTTAGCATCTTTCTTAGATGGGTCTTTAGCAGCATCTGTAACCTGTTTAACTGCTTCTGCTTTGTTTGACACATCAACATTAATCTGTTGACCCTCTCCTGAATTTGTATTCTGTTGTCCGTCAACCTGATTAGGTTGAAACGATACATTATTAACATTGTGATTCTGATTAAGAGTACTTGCAGCATTATTGACAGCATCGGTTGGTGTCTTTGCTGAATTACTAATAGAGGCTGATACACCGCCTGTATTAGTTACTTCTTTAATCTGAATATTTTTCTTAGAGAATGCGATACCCTCGTGCAATATTCCATTTATTTTAGTATAAACTCTCATAATAGACTTAAACTTTAATTATAAATATCTAATTCATAATATAAAAAAAGAGGAAGCGCAAACTTCCTCTTTAGACCACTTAACATTGTGCTATTTTTTTAAAATGGTGACGAAAAAGGATTTTCATCATCAATATACGTCTTATCTAACTTTTTCTCTGGACGTGTATTTTCTCTCTTATCATTAACATTGAAATATTCTTGTAGTGTTTCAGAAATGAGATTATCTATATAATTTATTGACTCCATTGCCATATCTTCATTATCACCCTCTGGTGTTTCTTCATTCTCATTATCATTATTTTCATCTTCATCAGACTTTTTATCATCACCACTCTTCATCTTCTCAGACCACTTTTCAACGTCATCGTCACCAACATTTTCATTCTTGCCTACCGCTGGGGCTAACATACCCATGACATAATCCACAGTTTCTTCTGAAGCATCTGGCAAAATATAGCTCAACTCGCCAGCTGCCTTTTGCGCTTTGTTATCAACGCCATTAGAATCTGGCGCATTTGCGTCATCATTATCCTCTGTAGGATTATCACCTCCGTTAACGTCATCAGACATAGGGTCATTACCCATATCAAACCCACTTGGTTCATTCATCTGTGGCGGAATAGGCGATGGTGCTGGCTGCTGACCTAAATCAGCACCCATACCACCAGGCACCTTTAGTTTTGTTGGTCTACTTTCGATTAGATTTTTTTTTTAAATTACGTAGGTTTCTACGAATTGACTCTGCAATTGAATTTTCAACTGTCTTTACATCTAAATCAAATGGTGCACCACTACCGATATTAGTTGCGTATGGTGTGTCATTTTTAGCCGACTCATCATTCATGTCATAATAGCCGTCAAACTCTTGATGATTCTTAGTTGGTGTAGTCATTGGCTGCTTTCTGAAGCATGGATGCTTACCAAACTCATCAAGTGCATTCATGTTACCATTAGGAACACGATTAGCATTAGAGAAAGGCTTCATACCACCTTCATTCATGCGACGTTTAGCTTTCTTGAATGCTCTTGTTTCAAAAATCTGATAACCTTTACGCTTCTTTGACTCCATAGGCATTTCGTCTTCCTCATTATCGAAATCGTCATCCTCAATACCGTCACCAAACTCATCCTCAGCTTCATCATCATCTGAATATAAGTCGTCATCATCTTCAAACTCCTCAGTATCAAAGTCGTTAGTATCAATACCTAATTTCTGTGCGATTTGTTCAAGAGTATCTTCCATTGCCTCTACACGTGTAGACAAGTCATCTTCATCAAACTCTTCCTCATCATCGAAATTATCACCATCCTCAAAGTCGTCTTCGTCATTCTCGGTATCAATAGCCTCGTCACCAAGTGTATCATCTTCGACACCTTCATCACCCATGGTATCATCAGTATTGTCCATGACATCATCAGTATTTTCTAAGTCAGTATCAACTTCATTATCTTCAACATCATCAGGAATTTCATCAAGTCCCTCATTTACCTTAGTTTCTTTGTCGAATGGTGCAGAATCACCAACATTGTTAACTCCAACATTAGGGGTATTCTGATTCTCAGCATCATGCATTGCAACACCTTCCTCTACAGTTTCCTCATCAAAAGGAGCTGAATCACCAACCTCAGTACCATGAGATTTATCCATATATGTATCAGCCATGTTGCCCTTTGCATCCTGACCTGTCTGGTGCCAAGCTAAAGGTTCAGCAGATTCTTTAACTGCCTTGTAATCATTGGCATCTTTAGCCTTACCAGTCTGGTGCTTAGATTTACGGAAACTATTCTTTGGATTAGCGTCCTTTAAATTCTCATAACCCTCAACATCAGCTGATTTTGAAGCATCTTCACCCTTGCATTCTTTTGAACCACAAACACCACATGAGTTATCACTTTCCATAGTCATAGATTGAGGTTTAGATTCATTAATACAAGCAGCATTATACATAATCTGGCGTTCACGAAGAATCTCCTTGCGCATCTTCTCCGTTGATTCAATATTAAGGTTTTCTTTCTTGTCTGGATTCCAAGATTCAATAACAATATTCTTACCATTTGAATATGCTTCACGAATTGACATTAATTTAAGGTCAAAATTCTTCTGTGCAGCAGCAAAGCTTGAGTACTCGTTATCTTTTCTATTTTTAAAACCACCAATATAGTTAAAATCCTCTTTAACTAAAGTCTTTTTGTTTGGTGCTGTTTCAATGTAATACTTAGAACCTTCTCTGATAATTCCATATACATTTCCATCTGCACCAAGTTTCTGATACTCAACAGAAGAGTATGTATTATTCTTAGATTCTGTCTGAAGACCATAATTCATCAAACCTTTCATTCGAGAAAGCTGGTCATTGACATTTACCTTTTTATTCATAATTGATATAATAATTGATTGATTATTTTAATGTGAACTGCACGCAACTAAAATTTTTGTGCTTCGGGCTTCACAGAAGAATGGCTTTCCGATTGGTCGGCTCTTACTCCCTCTCCACCCGTGTAATCGACAGTCCCTGCCGATATAATTATTAAGTTGAAATTTGAGTTTTTGAGTTTCTTTTATATAAATATCTTTATCAAATAAAAAATAATTGATAATAAAGATATTATCTAACATCATCAGCAGTTCCACCTTTATTATCTCTACCTCTGGTGTCAAACTGTGCTTGGAATAAACGACGTGTAAACTTATCTAACGCTCTTATGTAAACTGTTGAACCCTCTTCCATAGTATAAGGGTCAAACTCAAGACATATAGCATAATTATAACCTATTAGATTAGATAATTGAGGAATATTGTAAACTTTATAAGTTTTACCATTTTCCTTACTTGTCATAAGGATGCCGTTATTTAAGATAAAATTCTTAAGAGTGTCACGTTCATGTCTCCAACGTTCTGCAAATGGATTATGGTCGGCATTTCCGTCAGCAACCACCTCTTCATTCAAAGAGTTAATACCATCATATAAAGAAGCGATTAAATCCCACAATTTATCCAGATAACCTGCTCTACGTAAAACTTTATACACAATGTTACCAACACCCATTTCACCGTCTTCAAGACCTTCCTTTCTTGTTTCCTGAATTGTTGATAACAAATCTTCCGCTTCTTCTGAAATCTTCTCTAAGACATGTTTATCATCGGTAGATTTTGCGCTGTCTATTAAATCATCTATCTGAGTCATGAAATCAGCTGCTATAGACTTGATTTCATATTTCTCTAAACCTATTTCTTCTATATCATCTGGATTTGGTTTTTTTAACCATTCATTGCCTTCCAAATCATAGATACCACCTGATTCAGTTTCAGCATCAATGTCTTCTACGTAAAGTTCTACCTTATAACCATAAATCTCGAGTGACTCATGTTCATTATTCCATGCATTCTTTTTAGATTTAAAATACTCTTCAACAAATTCGACACGCTTATCAACTTTCTTAAAATCTACTACAATGTGTAAATCAATATCAGAATATTCAGACCAATTAAAATTACATATAGAACCTGTTAAAATATAACCTTCAGGTTTAACCCATGTAATATTCATAGTATCCCAAAAATCATCCGCTATATCTAATAAACGTAAACGTACTTTAGAATCAAGTTTATCGTCCTTCCATATTTCAGGAACAAGTGTTTTTTCCTTTTTAAAAGAACTTAAACTAATATCCTCCGCATCAACTTCTGGAATAACATTTTCCCCCAAACTATCTTGCACAACATGTCCATACTCAAGACCAGTGCCAGTATTTAACTTATACTTATCTTGAGTAGCTAAATCATTATTATTTTCTTTTAATAATGATATTTTACTATTTGGAATAAAAACTTTTTTAGACATAAATTATTATAGTTGGTCTGTAGGGAATGGCGTTATAGGTGGCTCATCACCTTTAAATACAACTTTATGTTTTTCAAACTTAGGTACAAGCAAATCACTTGGTACGGCATCTTCCTGACCCAACATTAACCCATCCTTATCAGGACCAACCTTGATATTCTTATCAGGTTCATACTCTACACGAGTCTGCATCGCCATAGTCTCAAATCTTTCTGGTTCGTTAAAACCATAACCATCATATTCTCGTTCTAACATACTTAATACTTTTTTAATAAATAGGTTATAAAAGAAAAAAAGCACTGCTATTGGGCAGTGCTTTTGTTAAATGTAAAAACTTCATTAGTAATAAAGTTTATGTGAAAGTGAGATATATCTTCTAAATCTTTCATATAAGCTTTAAAAGCAATATCCTTTCTTCCCCATTTAGCTCGTTGATAAGGTACATAACATTCTTGAGGTGTATCGTAAACAATATTTTTCCCACTACTAATATATTCATTATATTTAGTTTCAGCGAAATATGCTAATTGTTCTCGTTTTACAAAAAGAAGTTTATTATCTGTTTTAAAAACAATATAATCTTCTTCTCCATAAATCCATCCTGGTTTTCCGCTGACATTCTGTATCTCTAACCAAGTTATACTATAATCTTTATCAGAGTCAGTTCTTTTATTCTTACGTGAATCTTTAACATCAATACCATATCTCTTTCCATTAGGTGCATCCCACCAAAAATCGACATGTTTCTTTGTATCTTCTGCTATTGTTGATTGATAACATTTACCACCCAATAATGTTTCAATTTTCTCACGTGTAAACAAATCAGCTTTCATGCCTTCATCGAAACAACGTTTGGTTTCTTTCTTTACAACATAAGATAGACTCATCCGACACTTAAAGGAAACTTAATTGAAGCATCTGGATGATAATTATAAATTAAGAAACTATCATACTTAAAATCATCCATACTTCTTATTTCGCCTTGTATATTAATTTGAGGTAGAGTATTACTACCAGTACGCTTTAATTGCTCACGTACGCCATTTAATTGGTTCTCATAGATATGACAATCACCACCAACATAAACCAACTCATCTACGGTCATATTACAAACATGCGCAAACATGTGTGTTAACAAAGCTGCTGAACAAATATTATAAGGACAACCCAAAGGTAAATCATTACTTCTAATATTCAGCATACAACTTAATTTATATTTTGGAATACCAATATAATTCAAGAAAGTTTCTGTAACATCACATTGCTCTCCATCATTTAAAGTTTCCTTATATAAATCTATACGTTCACCTAAAGTAAGTTCTTTTGTATAGAATTGATACATTATATGACAAGGATATAATGCAGCATCATCTACTGTATCTGGGTCGTAACAAGTTAAAATAATACGTCTTGATGTAGGGTCATTCCTTAGTAGATTGACAACTTCCCTAATTTGGTCTTTACCAGAAGAACCAAAATTTCTCCAGTTCTTACCATACATAGCACCAAGGTCTCCGTATTTATATTCACTCTCTTGCTTTTCTCCGTTAACGCAATGCACTACTCGTACCTTTTCTCCTGATTTAACCTTCTCCAAAAAGTCTTCCTTAGAAATTCCTGATAAAATATGATAACCCATTTTAATCATACGTTCATCCATACATTTATCATTTCTAACGGCAATATCATTATAATAACGGAAAGCATCATCATTCCAGATATTAACACCGTTATCTACAAGATATTTTATATTTGTAGAACCTGAAATAAACCAAAGTAATTCATGAATTATACCTTTTGTACTTACTTTCTTAGTAGTTAATAATGGTAATCCTTCTTTTAAATCGAAACGCATCATACGTCCAAAGACAGATTTTACAAGTCCGCTACGTGTCTTACGTTCGCTACCATTTTCTAAAACATCTCGAAGTAAATCAAGATATTGTTTATCAACATTATTCATTATATTTATTTTTAAATAATTTTATCTGTTCAATTTCCCAAGGATATAATTTTGGTAGATTGATTTTATGATAAGATTTAAATTCTTTATTAACATCATCAAATTCTGTTACATAGGAAATATTTTCAAGAGGAATCCACTTTCCAAGACCATTTCCTAAATCCACCCATAGTGGTGTATCTTCACTAATTTCAATTGCTTTGTGAATCATCTTTAAATTCCTTTTCCAACCACGTTTGAATTTTATTCAATGTTTCCAACGTATCTTTGTCAATTAAAACGCCAACAGAATCTGGTTTAAATTTCTCAAATTTTTCATTACATTCATTAACAATATAAGATAAATTCGATAAGTCTGTGGCGTTAAATAATTGGTATAAAAAAGTCGATTCGTCTTGAGGCATGTACTTCAAGCCTCCATCTTTTATATCTGTAATATCATTACCATTTACAACAACTTTTGTTGCTACCACTGTTTGAATACTGTTAAGCAAGTTATAAACATACTCATTCATCATTGGGAAATTACCAATGAATTGTCCTTTACTTAAACTATGTTTAAAGCAATGTTCCAAAGTACGTTCTTCAATTAAATCAATCCACTCTGTCCACTTATTATCTATTTCTTGAATCTGTTTTGCTGGTTTATGTGCAAGAACAAAATTTTCTACAAATTCATTTCTACGAGAACGCTCTGGATAAAATAGATTAAAATCAACACCACGTGCGTTTAATTCTTCACATATTGCAGGATGAGAAGAAATCAAAACAATATCAGTTTTATCTACAATTGATAAAACATAATCTACATAATTGTCTGGAAATTCATCTGACTCAAAATCAGACACTTTCACATTTTCAACTGTTATTCCATCACGACAATTATCTTTTAAATATCGTCTTCCACAACCAGGAAAACCACCAACAATAATTCCCATATATTACAACTTTTTAATTTTAACTCCTACTGACAATAAAATATCATTAATCATATCATACGTATCCGCATCTAAAGCTTTGTCCAACTCATATAAAACTATACCTGCATGGTCTTTAATTGTGAACTTATCATCATTATTCATGTACATACCATTATTTGAACGGTAAATATATTCTTCGTTAATAATATCTACATTAACATCCTCTAAACGGGTACATGTGTATTTTTTTATATACGAATTAAGTGCCTTACCTTGTGAATCACCATCCCTAAAGAACAAGTAATCTCTTACATCAACATCTTCATATTGATACTGCCGACCATTTGAGAAAACGACCTTTAAAGTCTTAGGTTTATTGTCATTATCAATACACTCAGAATATAATATATTAGAACTCTTATACCATGTTCTATCTATATTATCACTATAAACATTAAGTAATTTACTCATATTATCTATGCTTTTTAAAATTAAACTTAGCGCAAAGATACAATATTTTTAGTTAATGACAAAATAAAATAAAAAAAAGCTAACCAAAAAGTTAGCTTTAAACTTGTTTGAATTTACTTCAATTTCTTATACTGACGTTTCATAGCACGACCCATTGTATCAGCAGCATCACGATAGTAATCACCATCATTCTCTCTATCACGGTAATACTGGTAATCCTCTTGGTCTTCCATACCCTGCTTGAAAGCATGTCGTCTAAACAACTTATCAGCTACTTTCTTATCATCAGCATCTGGGTCTTCTGGACGGTGGTTTTTAGCTGCCATAAAAGTATCCTTATCCTTATTTGCTTTAGCACGACCAGCCACACGACCAAGCATATACTGACCCTTTTGAGTATCACCAATTTCAGTCAATGCTCTACGTACTGAATTTTCTACGAGTCTATGAAGGTCACTTTCTGTAAGTCTTACAATTTTTTTCATTTTTTATATAACGTTATTTTTAATCATTATTTAATATAAATATTCAAATAAATCAAATGTTATCCTTTTCTAAATAAACAACAGGCTTGACAAGCGTAAAAAAAACATTATTTTTTATAAAAGACAATTTTTATTAATGGACGAAACAAGTTTAATGTATAGCAAAGAATTAGATGAAGTAGTATTATATATGGAAACATCTATTCTTAACGAAATACCCTCTAAAGAATTAACTCCAGAACACTTAGTTCTTGCAATGTTAGATACAAAAAACTGTCATGCACACATGATTCTTGAAAGTTATTTAATGAATAATAACATAGTAAGTCTAAGAGAATTATTCGCTAATGCATTAACAGCATCTAATAATGAGATAAGTGGACTGACAAATGATATAATTGAAATTCCTTTCAGTAAAGATATGAACAAGTTGATGGAAGATGCGGAAAATGAAAAAGAAATAACAAAAAGTAACATTTTAGGCACTGAACATTTTCTATTAGCTTTACTAAATCCAGAACTCAATTTAAATAGTGGAAAAATTCTTAAAAGCGCTGGCATTGATTATAACAACATTTTAAGTAAATGTCAAAGTGATACCAAAAATAGACATACTAAAAAACAGAAGAATAAAAATAATAACATGAATATTCCATCCAAAAGTGAAGTGAATATTAAGTCAGTTTCACCAAAAGATAATTTTATAAAGCAATATACCATAAATCTAAATAAAATAGTAAAAGATGGTAAAGTTGATAAAACAATTGGAAGAGAAAAAGAACTGAAGATTATAATGCAAGTGCTTTCAAGACGTAGAAAGAATAATGTAGTGCTTGTAGGTAAGGGAGGTGTCGGAAAAACTTCAATTGTTTATGGACTTGCTAAATTAATAAACGAACATAAAGTACCAAGTGTATTAGACGGAAAAGAATTACTTTTACTCAATATTATGAGTATGGTATCAGGAACCAGTTTAAGGGGTATGTTTGAAGAACGAGTTAAAGGACTATTTGATGAATTAGAAAATAATGACAAATATATCCTCGTTATTGATGATATGCAGATGGTACTTAAGAGTGGTAATAAAGATAGAGATACAGATATTTCTGATAAAATTGGTAAAATTTTAGAGGATGGTAATGTTAGAGTTATAGGAACATTGCCCTTCAAAGAATATCGTAACTGTATAGAAAATAATACACAACTCTCTCGTAAATTACAAAAAATTGTTATCGAACCAAACAGCGCATCTGAAACAATACAGATTATAAAAGAAAATAAAAAGTTTTACGAAGAATATCATAATACGGTTTACAGTGATGAAATCATCAAAAAGGCTGTCGAGCTTTCAGAGAAGTACATAAATGACCGATGTTTACCAGATTCAGCAATAGATGTTATCGACCTTGCAGGTGCAGGTTTATGTTTAACGAAAACAGAACCAGAAATGATTACTTCTACAAGAAGTCGTTTAAATGAAATTTCAAACGAGAAAAAGAAGTACATGAATAATGGTGAATGGGAACTTGTTGAAGACTTAAATAAAGAAGAAAAATCGCTTAATCGTAAAATAACAGATTATAGAAGAGAACAAAAGAAAGATAATAAAAATATAACACCTATCACTGAAAATGATATCGCAAAGGTAATATCAGATATAACTGGAGTACCCGTAACCAAATTATCAAGTAATGAGAAAACTAAAATCGCTCATATTGATGATATATTAAAGGAAAGTGTTATCGGACAAGATGAAGCCGTAGAAGCAATCTGTAAGGTTATTAAAAGAAATAAAGTAGGTCTTGGTGATAAAACAAAGACAATGTCAAATATTCTTATGATGGGCCCTTCGGGTTGCGGTAAGACGTTGATAGCCAAGAAGTTAGCAGAAGAAGTATTCGGTGATGAAAAATCATTAATACGTATTGATATGTCTGAATATTCTGAAAAAAACTCCGTATCAAAACTTACAGGTGCATCTCCTGGATATGTGGGTTATGAAAATGGAGGACAATTAACCGAGGCGATTAAAAACAAACAACATTGTGTTTTACTTTTAGATGAAATTGAAAAAGCAGACCAAGAAGTTTATAATTTGTTTTTACAGTTATTCGATGATGGTAGGTTAACAGACTCTTCTGGACAACTTGTTAATTTTAAAAATGTTATCGTTTTAATGACATCAAATATTGGTGCTAAGCAAGCATCTGAGTTTGGAAAAAGCATTGGTTTTTCTACAAATGTTGGTAATAATAAAAAAGCCATCATTGAAAAAGAAATGAAAAGTAAATTTACTCCAGAATTTCTCAATAGAATTGACCAAATTGTTTACTTTAATAGTTTAACGGATGATAATCTAAAAGGTATTACAGAATTAGAAATAAAGAAATTCTCTAAAAGAGTTAAGCAGGCTGGTTATAATATAACATATACACCAAGTGTTGTTGATTTCATTTATCAAAAAGCAGTACAGCGGAAAGAATATGGCGCTCGCCCAATTATACGATTCGTACAAAATGAACTTGAAGATAAGTTGACGGATGTAATCTTACTTGGAGAATATGAAAACGGTCATACATTTAATTTTGATTACAAAGACGAACTAACAATTTCGTAAAACAAGATGAACGGGGTTGATTGCCCCGTTCATAAAAATCTTAATACTCACATCCAACAAGTGCCACGACTAAAAAGAAGAATATAATCAGGCATGTCTGAATAAAGAAATAAGTTTTACAATACTTTTTGAAAAAAGCTGCTACTTTTGAAAATAATTTCTTCATGATATTTAAGTTTTAATATAAATATTGTAGTTCAGACAAATATATTAATTTAATCACCAATTTTAATGATTAAATTTATGTTAAAACATTTAATTGATTTGGGTGTTAAATATATTTTTCTTATCTTTGCAACCGTGTTAAAAAATAACAGAAAACGGTTTCGTAAACTATTTATCTTTATATACATGGCACAACAATGAAGTTAAAACATTATAATAAACAACTTAACGAAGAATTTAGAAAAGAAGTATTAAGGGAGAGTTACTCTGATAAAGTGGCAGTAATTCAAAACTTCTTAGATAAAAATTTTATTCGTGCAAAATATACAGGAGAAGATGATAATGGTGTCCTTGTTAATATACCAATAGTCATACAAATGGACGAAAATGGACAACCATCCAAAAAGTCATTAACTGACCAACAATTGTTTTATCTCCTACAAAATAAATTTAAAACAATATTACCAAAAGAACATGGTAGAGATAAATTTATTATACAAGTATTAAAAGATTGGTACAGTCAGAAGATTACCAAACATGGTACTCTAACTAAATACGACTTTTAATTAATAAGAGGTAAAAACGGCACATACCGCAGTCTCACACAGTGTCAAAATGTAAAACATAACTTAGGTTTTGGTTTACACCTCACTTAAAAATAAAAATGATGAGAAATTACAAAAAATTATTTCTAATGGTTCTTTTTGCGATTCTGTCCACAACTACAGTAAACGCACAAACTTGTTCACATGGATTTGATTGGTCACGTCTGATTGCTGCAATGATTCACATTGAAAGTAAAGGTCAAAACAATGCAAGAAATGGAAAATCATTAGGAGTACTTCAAATTACACCATCAGCCGTAGCTGAATGTAACAACATTCTGAAAAAGAAGAAAATTAAGAAACGTTACACCCTTGAAGATAGAAGAGACCCTCAGAAATCTAAGGAAATCTTTATTCACCTTCAAGAACATTTTAACCCAGAACATAGCTTTGAAAAAGCTACAAAATGCTGGAACCATGGCTTTTATGTAAAGAATATCAAAAGTTTACCTAATACATATTACCATAAAGTTATGAAACAAATGTCAAAAATGTAAATAACAGAAAACACAGTAGAATAACTACTGTGTTTTTATTTTTAATAACCAACTATTTTATCTCCAAAATTTTCTTTCCATCCTGGAAAATCAATATTCTTATATGTTTCAACAGCTGTCATTGGGACTTCTATCCTATCAATTCCATAAAATACATAATAAGATGTAATAATAGGCGGTTCTAACGATTTGAAACGGACAGTGGAAATAACTTCTTCACCTTTGTTATAGAGGCCATAAAAAACACTCCCTAATTTTTTAATGGTAGAGGGTAGAATTAGATTTTTACACTTGACACCACTAAAAGCATAATCTCCTATTTCCTCAAGACCTTCTGGTAGATTAATTTCTTCCAAACTATGACAATCTGTGAATCCAGACGTTCCTATTTTCTTGAGATTTTTACTAAAATGAACTGTCGTAAGTTTTTCATTGGAACCAAACCCGTTAAATTCAATTTCTTCTATAGTATCAGGCATAATGGCTTCTTTACATGATATATTATAAAACATAGATGTTTTTATTTTAGTACCAGTGAACTTTGATAAATCAATGTTTGTGATATTCTCTATATTGTCTTCAGTATCTTCACTATAAACAAACATAAAACCATTTTTAAATTCACCGTTCATATCTAATTCATTCCACCCTTCTTTTAAACCAATTTCTTGCTTATTTGACCTCTCTTCATCAAGAAATTTAGCGAACTTAAGCCCACCTCGTTGAGCAAACACTCTAATAATATTAGGTGGGCGATTATACCTTACCCCCCCCCCCTTGAGAGTCAGTGCCTACAAATGGTTCCAAATATTCAGTTCCATCTACATAGGTCTGCAATTCATTTGCGTTACCAAATAATTTTAAATGTCTCATAAAATGTTTTTTAAATATAAATATGTTTAGTATCCTACAATTTTATCTCCCCAAGACTCTTTCCATCCTGAAATATCTATATTTTTATATGCTTCTATAGCATCCATTGGTACTTCTATTCTATTAACATTAGAGAAGACAAATTTAGTATTAATGATAGGTGGTTCTAATGATTTGAAACGGACAGTACCCCTATAATTAGAAACTTTTTCTTTATAAGGTGTATAACAGTTATAACCTAATTTATTAATAGAATTAGGAAGAATAAGCTTGGAACAAATGACAGAACTAAAAGCTCTAATATCTAATTCTTCAATACCTTCTGGTAAATTAATTTCTGCCAAACTATAACATTCCGAGAATGACATCTGTCCTATTTTCTTAATATTTGTACCGAAGTGAACACTATTAAGTTTACGACATGAACCAAACGTACCTACTCCAATTTCTTCTATAGTGTCAGGTAAAATAATTGTCTTAATTCCTGTGTTATAAAACATGTAATGAAATAAATTAGTGCCTTGATATCTACTTAAATCAACCTGAGTTAAATCGTTAAGGTCCTCACCATTTACATTACCAAAACCATACTTAAAAGCATTAGTCATGTCTAAATTATTCCAACCTTCTTTTAATACAAATTCTTCCATATTTGACATCTGGTCATCAAGATACTTAGCCAATGTAACACCACCTCGTTGTGTAAATATTCTAATGACATTTTGGGCGACACGGTTGTATTTTACCACACTTTTTTGAGTATCAGTACCTACAAATGGTTCCAAATAGTCACTTCCATTCATATAGGTCTGAAGTTCATCTGAGGTACCAAATATTTTTAAATGTTTCATACAATGTATTTTAATTATAATTATTTAACATGATTTTATTATATAATAATTTGCTATTTCCATATATTATTTGTATCTTTGCAAAAATAATAATATATAAGATATGACCATACAGGAAGATTGCAAGACATTTTACGATGACTTATGTCAGGACATAAGTTCACACTTGCTATCACACAAGGACATAAATAATGCTATGTCAGAGTGCGGTAAGTCTTTCTGTGCAATGACTGTAAAGTCATGGTTCTCGACAAAACAAATCACAGACCACAACAAGAACTCACAGAAAAATTACTTACAACCATTAATGTCTTCTCGTACTGTTTGCATGTCCTCAGACGCTATTGTGACAAAAACAAGACGGATAAGGATTTATCCGACCCAGCAACAGAAACGACTCTTTAAGCAGTGGTTCGGGGTGGAACGCAAGGTCTATAACACCTGTATAAATCACTTTAATGAAAAGGATATTGAATTTAAGGGGTGGATGAAGATGAGTACTTTAGTACTACATTCACTCACTGAAGGCTATATAAAGTCTGTACCTTATCAAATAAAGAATAAGGCTGTAAAAGACTCTTACACCTCATGGATGACTAACTGTAAGAGGACAAAGAAGTCTGGTAAACCATTTGAGTTACGATATAAAAGTCGTAAGAACCCTATACAGAGTTGTTATATTCCTAAATCAGCTGTGTCAGATAGTGGTATTTACCACACTATCAGTGGAAAACTAAAATTCTCTGAAAGAGAGTGGATAAAGAATGATATCTGTGATTGTCGTCTCATTAATGACCACGGAAGGTGGTATCTTTCCGTACCTCAGAAGATAACAACAATGCCGACCGAAAATCAAGGTGGTATTGTTGCCTTAGACCCTGGGGTTAGAAATTTCCTTACCTACTTTAGTGAAGATGGACGATTTGGATGGCTTGGCATACATGCTTTCGACAGAATACTGAATCTTAACTTAAAGTGTGACCATCTGCTTAGCAGGCTGGCACTCACAAAGGATAAGAGGAAGAAAAGTAAGTTAAAGCGTACACTTAACAGAACGTATCATAGGATACAGGACTTGGTTGACGAATTGCACTGGCAGTGCATTAATTACCTTGTACACAATTTCTCTGTCATCGTATTCCCCCCATTTGAGGTAAAGGGTATGACGAAGAAAGGACGTAAACTAAGAAAGAGTGTTGTACGCTCTATGCTATCTCTCAGATTCTATGAATTTAAAGAGAGATTGAAACGAAAGTGCAAAGAGTGTGGTGTGGTTTATATTGAACAAAATGAGTCATACACAAGCAAGACCAATAGTTTTACTGGTGAGTTAATTACTAACTTAGGTGGTAAAGAGTGGTTTATGTATGACGGAATTAAGGTCCACAGAGACCTTAATGGTGCCCGTAATATTTTAATACGGGCGATGAGAGATAGCTCCGCTGTAGGTTGAAAGACCTATGGATGATTAGTAACAAGGCTAACACTTGTGTTAGGATTTGTTAACGAACAACTATCGGACATAGCGACCCGTTACATATAACTTGTAAACACATTAAAGTTATAAAAGAAAGTACAATTGAAGATGTCGCAGAAGATATTGACTAATATCGGAAACGGAGAAATAAAAGAATGTGATAAATAAATAAAATATAAACTGATTGACATATTTAAAAACTTATCAGTCAAGTTTTTTCTTTCTTGAATATATGAATAAAGATTTATTAAACGAACAATTACAAAAGATTGTTGTAAAACAACATTGCAAACACTTAATAGATAAATTTGAAACTGAATTAGAACGTAAGAAATTATTCAAAAAGTCATAATATAAAAATAAAAGATATGGATAAAAATTTATTAACAGCAAATGAGCTAAAAGAGAAAGTAGTTAACGAAGTAGCAATTCTGAAAAGTGAGATTTATGATTATTGTGAACGTATAATTTCATTATTAGAAGAAGAGGTTAAATTAGAAAAAAGTTGTGTTAAAATCAAATATAATCAAGATAAGGTAAATTTTATTAAATTAACATATATTGTTAATAAACTTAGAGAATTAGGCTATACAGTAGATTACTATCAAGATTGTAAAAGAACAAGTGTAGATGAAGATACATATTATTATATCTTAACTGTTAGATTATAAAAAATGGAAACATTTGAAAATATTAGAAACGAAAATAGGTTATTATTTGAATACGTTAGAGGTAGTCATCTTTACGGATTGAATAACGAAGATTCAGATTTAGATACAGGTGGGTTGTTTATCTGCAATCCTTCAGACTTAACAGGATTGGGTTTAAATTATTCTCCACAGGTTGCAGATAGTAGAAATGATACAACATGGTATGAATTAGGTAAGTATTTTCAAATGCTTATTAAATCAAACGCAACAGTTCTTGAAACACTGTTTATACCAGAGGATAAAATGATTTTAAAACCGTCCCCTGTTCTTAATGAATTGTTCGCCAATAAAGATAAATTCATTACCAAGCAGTGTTTTAAACCTTTCGTTGCTTATTCTTTAGAACAAATTAGAAAAGCACGTGGACTTAATAAGAAGATTGTTAATCCTGTTACTAAGCGTTTAAAGCCAATGGATTTCTGTTATACATTTAAAGACCAAGGTAGTACCAAAATGGAACATTGGTTGGAATATAGAGGTATGAAACAGGAATATTGCGGTCTTGTTAAAATACCTAATATGGAGGGTATATATGGCGTATATTATGATTGGGGTCAACACTTCCAAAAAGAAGGAATTAAAAGCGAAGATTTTGAGGGCTGCTATATACGTAGACTTAATACAAAAGAGATTATTACACGTTTAAAGGACGCACAAGCTAATAATAATCAAGCAGGTGTAGAAATAGAAACGAGACTTCTTAAACGCTCTTATATGGAAAATATGGCTGGGTTTATCATGAAATATATCAATGCTACGGTTTGGGAGGACTTCTGGTATTGGTTTTATGATAACCAAACCCCTAAAGGGTATAATGGTATTGTACGAGAAAATTCAAATGAGATGGTTTTGTCGCCAGTATCTAAGGGAGAGAAACCAATATGTTACATGTCTTTTAATTCTAACGGATATTCAGCGCACTGTGCAGACTATAAGCATTATAAAGATTGGGAAGAGAAGCGTAACGAAAAAAGATATCAATCCAATCTTACTAAGAATTATGACTCTAAAAATATGATGCATAGTTTCCGTTTAATTCAAATGGGACTTGAAATTGCAAGTGGAGAGGGAGTAAATCTTGATAGAAATAAGATGGGTGATAGAGAATTGCTTATGAACATTAGAAATCATAAATATGAGTATGATGAACTTATGGATATGATTGATAAAAAGAAAGAAGAAATGGACGAAGCAATGAAACATTCTACTCTTCCAGAAAACATAGATGTTCAAATGGTTGAAGATATTCTGCAAAATATCAGAAAGAAACAACTAATTCTGTAGTTGTAATTTAATATTTTAGAATTATTAACTATTAATTCTTCAGGATTACTAATTTAATCAGTATCTTTGCATTGTAATTTTAATAAATAAGAAAATATGAAATACGAAAGATTTAGAGAAGTAATTAATGTCATTGTTAAGGAAATGAATGAGGATGCAATGACAAAGTTTGAAAATAGCGCTGCAGAGCTAAATATGACAGATAAGGAATATGCTAAGCATATCGGTTTGTCTGATGATGAATTTAAGGCACTTGTCAGTGGGAATTGCTCCATTTCCACATTTGCGACTGTTATGTCAAATGCTGGATATGTTTTGGATGTCAAGACATTTAGCGAGGCTGGATTCCCAGAAGATGAATACTATGTGATTGACAAGCCAACGACTTATGATGTAACAGAGTAAATAATTAAAAGAAGTTGGGCAAGTTGCTCAGCTTCTTATCTTTATAATATATGAGAAGAAAGAAAAAAGAAGAAATTAAAGTATATAAGCCAAGCAAATATCAATTAGCTATATATGACTTTGTAGAACATGGTCTCGGTAATGCAGTTATATCAGCATCTGCAGGGTCTGGTAAAACATATACTATTATTAAATCTTTAGACTATATACCAGAAGATAAAAAAGTCCTTATTGTCGCTTTCAATCGAGATATACGTCAAGAAATTAAAAAGAAAGTAGCACTTGCAGGACATAAAAACGTTCAAGTTGAAACATTTCATAGCTTAGGATATAAGATATTAAATGCTAATTTTAATAGACGCTTTATGAATACTGAACCAAATGAGTATAAGTATTCATCGTATATTAATAATAATATATCCAAACTTGCAACAATAAATACATTCCGTCTCGGTAAACAATTCTCTCAATATCTATCTAATATTCAAAGTCTTGTAAACTTTGGGAGATGTTATCTTTCGGAAACGGTGGAAGATTTAGAAAAAGTTTGTAGTAGATATGGAATTGTGTGTGTAGGTGATGAGAAAGAAGTAGCCGTTAAAGTATTAGAATGGGGCAAAACTTACTTGGATGAAATTGATTATGGTGATATGGTTTGGTTGCCTAATATTCTTCATCTTGATAGTAAGTTTTATAAGTATGATTGGATAATTGTAGATGAATGTCAAGACCTAAATATGGTCGAAAAAGATATGTTGTTTACTTGTCGAAGAATGGGAACACGAATGATGTTCTTTGGTGACAAAGCGCAAGCTATTTATTCTTTCTCTGGTGCAGATTCTGAAGCGTTCGACAAACTAAAAGAGTTGGAAGATACTATTCAGTTACCCCTTTCTATTAGTTATCGCTGTCCTAAGAATATTGTTGAGTATGTACACTATCTTGTACCAACCATGGAGTATGATAAAAAGAACAAGGTTAAAGGTGAAATCATACAAAATGCAAATCTATCAGATGTTAAAGACGGTGATATGATTTTGTGCCGTAACAATGCCCCACTTGCACAAGTTTATATCGAACTATTAAAGAATGGTATAAAGGCTAAAATCCTTGGTAAAGATTATTCTAATAACTTATCAAAGACGATAAGAAATACGAAAGAACAAATTTTAAATGTAAATCTTGATAAGCAAGGTGTTTTCTCGAAATTATATGACATATTCTATGACTTTCTTGAAACAACAATGCGCAAGCAGAATATTTCAAAAGAAGAAGCTCTAACAAGCGCATCTATTGTTGCTAAACTTGATGAAATTAAAGTATTAGAGATTCTATCAGATGGTCTAACAACTGCTAAGGAATTACAAGACCGTATAAAGGACATTTTCACTAATAACAAGGATAGTGGTATTATACTATCAACAATCCATAAATCAAAAGGTCTTGAATCTCCAAATGTATATATCGCTTGTAAATCCCTCATGCCATCCAAGACAGCAAAACAGCCATGGGAGATAGAACAAGAGAACAATCTTATTTACGTTGCTTATACACGTACTAAGAATATTTTGGGTTTCCTTGATGAAAGTGAATTTAAACAGTTTGATGCATATAATCCAGAAACAATACGCTCGCTTAAGTTAAAACAAATTGTTATTGATAAGTTGTATAACAAGAACAGAAAAGAAGTAACAACAATAGACCAAGCACGGCATATTATAGAAACTGCGACAACAATTAACGAAACATCAAGTACTAAAGATGAAATAATCAGAGAAACAACCAATAAGCCTAAAAATGCTATTGAAGCATTTGGAAACTTAATGAAAAATAAAAAAACAAGAATAATAAGGAGAATTAAAAAATGAATAAAGTAAATAAAATCATCAAACTTTCAGCAGTATGGTGTGCACCATGTAAGGCTTATGCAAGCGTTTTTGAAGAAGTTTCTAATAAAGATGAAAACAAAGATATCAAGTTTGAATCTTATGATGTAGAGAACGATGACGAAGGTAATGAGTTAGCTGAGAAATATCATGTAAGAAATATTCCTACTTCACTATTCTTTGATGAAAATGACGAACTCATTTATAAGTTAAGTGGTAGCGTTAATAGTAATATTTTACAAGATTTAATCAATAAACGTAAATAATATGATTATAGGTCTAAGCGGAAGAATGAGGTCTGGTAAGTCTGAACTTACCAAACTTCTCATTAAAAAAGGTTATAAAAGCATTTATTTTGCGCAACCTCTTAAGAAGATGTGTATGGAATGGTTAAATGTTCCAAATATAAATGTCTTTAATGAAATGAAATGCACTAACGAGAAACTGAATATTCTCTTTGATAAAGATGCGTGTGATTACTTTGCTAAACGTATCGAAGTTCCAAGCGAAGTTATCTGGAATATCGTACAGAAAGAAAATATAAATGGTGTAATGATTGAAAATGTACGCCATTTGCTTCAGTTCTTAGGTACAAATATCATACGAAATATAAACCCAGATTGGCACATGGAGAAAATTAGAGAATATATCCAATTACATCCTGCTGATTACGTTATAGAAGATGTGCGGTTTCCAAATGAAAAAAGAATGATTGAAGAAATGGGTGGTGATACTTGGTATATCATTAGACCAGATATTTCCAATGTATCAAATCATCTTTCAGAAATCTCACTTAATTGGCAACTGTTCGGAAATAACGTACTGTTCAATGACGGTACGCTTGAAGAACTGTTGGAGAAGTGGGGTAATTTTATTGACGATTATCATCACAATAAGGAACTAAGAGATGAAACAATCGAACTATTAAAGAAAGAGAAAACATCAGACGCATTTAATCTATGTGATAAGTTGATGATTTCACCAGATTTCTTTGATTATAGACCTTTCGGTTATGACCCAGATGTTAAGAATGAAGCAACAATAGAACCAGTTATTGAGGGCGGAAAATATAAAGTTGCAATTTTATGGAATGACGGTCGTAAACCAGATGTAATATCTAATCCTCTTAATATAGAAGATTTTAAAAATTTATTGTAAAAATGAAAACCTATGACATGAAATTTAATGATGGAGAAAAAATATATTTCACATCAGATACACATTTCAATCATGAAAATATAATCAAATTCTGCAATCGACCATATAAGTCGGTTGTGGAAATGAATAATGATATGATTGAAAAGTGGAATAATAAAGTTCCAAAAGATGCCTTAGTATTCCATCTCGGAGATTTTGCGTATGGTAAATTCGTTGAAACAAAAGAAATAAGAGATAAACTGAATGGTAAAATAATTCTTATCAAAGGTAATCACGATTGGAAAAATAATGCATCATCACCTACTCAAGAAAAGATATTATTTGAAAACGTTTATAATCAACTATTGATTAAAATTGATAACCGATATGTTTATTTAAATCATTATCCGTTCTTATGCTACGCTGGAACATATTCGGATGTTGAGAACCAATACTATCAATTATTCGGACATGTCCATTCGAGAAAGCAAATACAAACCATAGGAAAAGATGATGAACGTCTCAAATATCTTTTTCCAACACAATATGATGTCGGTGTAGACAATAATGACTTTACACCATTATCATGGTCAGATGTAGATAATATAATTTCTTATCAAGTAAACTCTTATTATAAAACATAGAAAATATGGTAGAAAAACAAACCTTATATCTCGTTGGTAACAAAGAGAAAAATAGTTCATTTTATTACGAAGTTGGAAAAGAATATGAAGGTAATTTTACAACAGGTGGGTATCATGTGTATGAAACAATATTAGATGCATTAAAAAATTGTTTTATATATCATAGTGATATATTCGAATGCATATGTTATAATGTTAAAAGATATAACTTAACAACTTCAACATGTAAAAGAATGAAAATTCTTCACAAACTGACAATGGAAGATGTTTTGACAGATATCAAAAGACATTACGAAATCATTTCAAATAAAAACACGGATAAACTATTTATTTCTCATAAAGATTCCTATGAATATACAAAATGTTATGACGAAGTAAAGGCAACTTTCTTACTACGTAGTCCATGTGGTAGATTTGATAATTGTAGTCATTTCAATGATGCGTTTTTAATTGAAGACGAAATAAAATGTAATTTGACTTCCCATCATAATACAGCTGTATCGTTAGGTGATTTCAACAAATTAAATTCAAATGGTGATTTTAATACAATTATTTCTTATGGTGATGAAAATAACATAAATGTTAATAGTAGTCATAACAATATTATATCATTAGGAACAGACACTATTATTATGTGCAATGGTGAAAATAATAGCGTTGTATGCAATAGCTGCCATAATACGGTTTTTATACATGGTAGACATAATCGTGTACAAGCGGAATGTGGAACTAAAATAGTTTTCTCGGATTATTGTAAAACTGATTCTAAAGATTATACTACCGTTTCCATTATTACTATTGATAGAAAAGAATTTCATCCAAATGCGTGGTACACAATGGAAAATGGAATTGTGACTGAATGCTGATACCAATAATATAAAAAGCGGTCGAAATTATCGACCGCTTTACTTTTTACTTCTCTTCATCTATTTCTTCATTGATATTTATGCCACGCTTGTTCCGTCGTCTATCAGCTAACGCTTTAGTTAAACCAGAACCTGCCATGTAACCGCCAGTACATAAAATAAAGAAGCCAGCATCCGATAGGCTTGTTTTGATATAACCATTGGTGGTTACATCATATATAAGCACAAAACAAATAGTTAAGTTTACGAGAGCACTTATTATTGCTGATAACATTAAGACAAAGCTCTTTGTACTATTTGATGACTTTGTATCAAGTAATGTTTTAAAATATTCAGTAGTTTTCATAATTCTTTGTGTTTTTCGCATATAGTATTATCGTTATATAAGTTCCGTAAATTCCACAAGTATTCAACTCATGGGTAGTTTATAAATAAATATTATATCACACGTCTAATAACTACTAAAAATCAATTTGAACAAATATTTATTCTATAATAGATAGTGATAGTTAAAATGACTAATATAAAGAAAATTATAAATGAAGAATTAAACAACATTGTTCAAGAAAAAGATGGTGGACAAGTATACAATGGTATCATCAAAAGTCTTGACCATGTTGATATGGTTTTTGATTCAATTGAAGACGGACTAAACATAGTCCGACAAGAAAATGGTTATACAAAACGTAAGTTCTATAGACTTGCGAAAGATGCTAAACGCATACGAAAATCTATTCAAAACCTAAGAGATATCATGAAAAAAACATATTATAATATATAAATTATGGAAAACATTAAATTATTTGCAACTAAACAACTAAGAAGTAATTATGAAGATTCTACCAGATACGTAGAACCATACGTTAGCTTGGAAGAAGAAACAAATGAAGTTAGTTATAATATAGAAAAGAACATTATCAAAATAACTGTAGCTCAAGGACAAACAGCGACTATAACAAAATATGCCTCAAATACTGACCTTTCAGGTACTGGAAATAATATAGTTCTAAATGAAGGAGAAAATATTCTAAATATTGATGCTGATTATCCGTATGGTTTTAAATGTTCAAGTAATCAAGATAAAGTAGTTGGTGTTGATTTAAAACAGTTTAAAGGTACAGAAATATGGAATTATGCTTTTCAAAACTGTAATGCAATATCATCTATTACAATTCCTGATTCTGTATCAATTATAGGTAGTAGGTCTTTCGAAGGGTGTTCTTCTCTTTCAGTAGTCAATTTTAATAATAATACTACAAAAATATTTGCTGGTGCTTTTTCTGGGTGTGAAAAAATAAAAGAAATTGTTTTGTCAAAAAATATTAAAACAATTGATGCTGGAGCTTTTGAACACTGCACATCTCTCTCATTAATAACAAATTTTGATAATTTAACTCTGTTAGGTACTTCTGCCTTTGTTGGATGTGTATCTTTGAAAAAAATTGTTTTACCAGAATCTTTAGATAAGTTCGGAGGAAATGTCTTTACAGGTTGTAGTTCTCTTTCTTCAGTAACTATACCTTCTTCTATAACATTATATAAACCTAATAATTTTAAAAGGTGCACATCTTTAACATCAATTACATTTACTTCAAAAACACCTAATTCTAATTATTTATCAGAAATGATTAATAATCCTATTCGAAACATCTACGTCCCACAAGACGCAGTACAAGCATATAAGACAGCACAAGGTTGGGAAAGCTATGCATCTATGATTAAACCAATCGAACAATAATTAATAACTATATAAATTACAAATCGGTATTATTGCTAATATATGCAGTAATACCGATTTTTTATTAGTTGATAAGCATAAAATTAAACAGCGACAGCAGCCATCTCTGCACCCTCTATACCACCAGCAAGACCTTCAGCACCTCCTGCCATTCCTTCCATTCCACCAGCAGAACCTTCTGAACTTCCACCTAAAGCATTTCCAGATAAGTTAGTGGAAGGAAGGTTGGAATTATTTGAAATATTTCCACCATTATTATTCATTTTACCATCAACAGCATCTGAACCATTAGAATATCCATCTTTGAAATCTTTTATAGGATTCCATGACTTTATTTCATCTGGAACAAGTGAAGATACACCACCATTATTATCTTCTGTTTCTTCTTTCAAAAATCTACTTATTTCTTCATTAACGATTCTTCTAATGTCCATAAACTATTTTTATTTATAAATAGTCATAAGACATACTTTTCTAATTCTTTAATAAATTCAGCAGCATTTGGACCTACATTTTCCCATTCCTTCAGGTCTTCCCAATTTCTTTTCAATTCTTCTTCGGAAGCATTGTTTAAAAACTCATTAAGTTCTTTAAGCAATGGAGAGATTATCTCTTTATTTTGGTTACGGATTTCATCCTCATCTGTAATAACATATGGACCTATTTCATTCAAATACTCCAATTCTTCCATCTCTTTATCTAACACATCTCTTGGTGTATTATCAAAATGTTCTTTAAGTTGTTTCAGTAACCTTTCCATAATTATTAATATATTTCTTTTATTTCTGAATTTCATTTTCAATCCAATAATCGAGAACTAAAGATATAGAATTTTCATCATTTTCTTGTTGCTTTATTATCGGTTCTGATATTCTCACATCTTTTAACAGAAAGTTCCCTAATAAAATTTTTTTTCCTATATTTTCTCTCTCTTTCTTAGCCTGCTCACACCAGTCATTATACATTTTTTCTACGTTCATTTCCATATCTTATATTTTTTCAGCAAAAGTACACATAAAAAATTATATTACCAAATATTTTAAATAAATTTATATATTATTATTTGGCATTATGAAAAATAAACTATATCTTTGCAATAATAAAAATTCTGCTTCATTTTAATATACTATTAAAACGATGCAAAAATATTAAAATATATTCACATGACGACAAGAGAAGAACTTATAGAAAAGATAATTGCTTACGACAAAGAATTTAGTGAAAAAACTAAGAAAAACAAAAAAATCGTTATATGCACAAATCCAGAGATAGCAAAATTGTTTCGTCAAAAATTAGAAGAAAATAATAATTTACTAAAATAACAAATGCTGATTAACATTATATTTATATTATATAAAAAAAATATTAATACAATGTCAAAAAAAATTATTAGATTAACCGAATCAGATATACATCGAATGGTCGAAAACGCCACATATAGAATTATAAAAGAAATGTCCGAAAGCGGTGTAGATGAGAATGGAAATAACTATTTCGCAGTCAATAAGAGAACTGGTCTAATTGTTTATGGCTGGGACTACAGAGATTACGAACCTTCTGAATTGAAAAGTTTCAAAAATGATTATTTCTTTCAAGATTTAAAAGACAACGATTTGAATCCAAAAGATTACAAAATTGTAACTGGTAAATATCTACAAAGAAATGGTATTGATATTAACGACCAAATGAATTGTTGGTCAAATAACGGAGAGTTGTCATGTGCCCAGGAAAGGGAACAACGAAATACGATTTAATTGCAATTTATTCATATGAAAAGTCACACTTCCTACTATAAAAATAGGTTGTGTGACTTCTTTTTTCTATTCTTCTTTATTCATATCACAGTATTCATCATAAGTAAACAAATTCAAATCATCCATTAATATACAAGCTGTAGTACAATCTACACAAGCAAAATCTTTATACCAGATAGGTATTTTACCCACATTGGTATGACCGAATACTTGGAACTTGCACTCCTCAATCCTCTTATCATCAAAAAATTCTCTCAAATCACACCATAAACAAGAACCAGTCTTATCATATCCACCACGCATTTCACCAATCTGACCAAGCAATCTTACAAACTTATCTCTTTTGTCTGCCTTATCAGATACCTTGGTAGTGAATAAAACATCCCACTCATCTTTATCATACTTATTCTTAAGTTCTTTATACCAAGAATGACTAATTCCAGCATGAGAGAAGTACACAGTTTCTCCACCAATTTCTTCTCTACAAGCAAAACGCATATCAAGAGGTTTCATCACATCATTGAAAATACCTTTAATTGTATTTTCAAATTTATCACTATAACGTGTACTTCCTGCGATATCATAAAAATAATCACTAATGTAATGAAAATCATGATTACCTACAAGGAATCTATACATATGAGAACTTAAATTCTTTGTAACAGTATCATATAAATCTAAGAAGTTTTTAATAGCATCCGTTTCAGTTATTCCCTCAGATGGATAAGGGTCAAAATAATCACCTATAAAGATAATTCTCTCTACATCCAATTTACCATCAATTACATCTTGTATCGGCTTCTTCCAAAAATCTCTACCGTGTATATCTCCAATTAATAATATCATATAACTTATTATTTTAAAATTACTTTGCAAAGATACAATTTTTTATTTGAATAATAATAGAAAGTTAGTTAAAAATATATAAATAACTGATTTATATTTGTCCGTATGAAATATTATGTTTATCTTTGTGTCACATTAAAAAAGAAACGTATCACTTAAAATAAAATATATGGTATTTCAAATTGATAATAAGGATTTTAATCCTGCAATTTTTACACGCTTCTCTCATGATTATAAGATTATTGAATTATGTAATGAGTTGTATGATAGATTTGACTGGGATTTAATCAGTACAAATAACAATGTTGATAATGAATATATTATGAACTATAAACAAAGTACTGTTGATTTTATTGACGCAATAACGATTAGAGTTGTTGTTTTAAAAGATTATTCGTATAAAAGATTACCTATTATAGATTTTAAAAATAAAGAGTTGGTTAGTGATACTAACCAGTTGATTAACCCAACTATCACTTATTTTATGGATAGTGCTGATAAAAATATCTTTGTCGAGAAAATGGGTTTAACTATAGACTTTCTAAACATCCTATGGAATACAATAAATAGAAAATATGACAAAGTTAAATGGGTTGATATTAAACCTTTCGACCCATTATCATTTGATATGAAAATACTTGTCGAGTGTTATAGATTATTTCCTAATTGGAGTCATATTGGTATTACATTACTTCATTTCCATGACCGTGAAATGTTATTTCAAAAGGTAATGATGGTTCAAAGTGATGTTCTTTTTATGCAAAGATGGTTTTACACTATTGATGATGTTAATAATGATAATAATGATTTTAAAAGTAAATTCACAAAGGCATTCAATGTAGATATTTCTGAATTTGAAAATATTAGACAAAGACTAATATACATGTATTTGCTTTACTTGAGATATTACACATTTATATCTAAGATATTTTACAACAATAAATAATTTGTCAAACTAAAATGGAAATGAATATGAACTCACAAATTTATACAAAATTCTCTCAGGATTCTAAAATTGTAGAGTTGTGTAATGAACTGTATGAAAGACTCAAGGAAAATATGTGTGAAGTTAATACTACATTGATGGTATCATCGGTAGATAAATATACACCTGTGGTAGACATTGAAATTTGTAACAGTTTATCCATGAGTATATCTATATCACCATATAACAATGTTAATATGCCATATTATATATTTAGTAATATGTTTCAGATGGTTAGTGATACTAACCAGTTCAATAATTTTACTATCTTATTATATCTTACTAATTTCGAGAAAGAAACTTTTATAGAGTGTGCTGGACAAAGTATAGAACAACTTCTAAGAATTTATAATACAATCAATAAGAAAATAGAATACGAATCTTGGACTAATATATCTGCTATCGACCCAACGAAAGAAAACATAGCACGTCTTTCAAGACAAATGCTTAAGTTTTGGGAAGAAAATGCACGTATCACTTATTGTGTTAATTATCGTCCAGAAACTATAAATTCACAAGAATTTGAAAAGTTCAAAAATTATATAGATTTATTCAAACGGTGGCTTTATACGATAGATGTTACGAATAAAGATAATAAAGAATTTGAAAAGTTATTTACTGAGACATTTTCTTTATCTTATCATAGTAAACTATCTGATTTTAATAACTTAAGAAATGTTTTAATATTTGCTTTATATGAAAGTTTAAAAGTTTACTCCATACTTCTAAAATATTTTGATAATGAAAAAGAAGTAAAACAAATTGTTCAAAAACAATAATATGTTCATCAATAATGAACAAGACGTAAATAGTGAACAAAATAAATAATAAAACAATGAATAACGAAATTGAAAAATTTAGGAATTTGACATCATGCGACCTCACAGAACAAGATGGTAAAGTTTATTTTGGACGTTCTATTCGTTTAATTAACAGTGATATAGAAACAATCCCAGACAACTTAACAGTAGATGATGCATTGGAAATATATAAAACACTTGAAAATACATTTCATGACACTTCTAATAATAATATAGAATATGTTTTAAAACCATTTGAAAAAACAGGTATAACATTAAGTGATTTATATAAACTGATTAAAAATAGTTTAGGAGTGGGAATAATTACAAAATATTTTAAAGTTATGGAATCAATGCAACAAGTAGAACAAATGCGCCAACAAAATGTTAGAACATTAAGCGCAGGCAAACCAATCATCATTAAACTTAATGGCGTGGGATTCTATAAGAAGTTAAATCAAAAGTTACAAAAACCATTCGATTCTAAGTTTAATAAACTTATGAATAAAACGCTTATATATCTTCTCGAAAAAATACCATATACAAAAATTGGATATACATGGAGATATGAAATGAATATCATTATTAATATTCCAACATACTTCAATACAAATGCACTATGGAAAAGAGATGTATCAAAAATACAAAGCATCGTAGCATCAATGGCAAGCACATTCTTTACAAGAGAATATCATAAACAATATCAATCAGAAAATGATGATGATAAACTAATGCTGTTTGAATTTAATTGCCAAACTTGGAATACACCTACCGTAGAAGATGCATATAATTGGTTAGTGTATAGACAAAATGAATGCATGGATAATAGCATAAAACGATTTGCACGATTCTTCTTGACAACACAAGAAATGAAAGGGAAAACAGCATATGAACTTATGAAACATCTCATAGAAATTCATAATGCAAATTGGAATTATGAAAAAACAGATAATAAGATAGGAAGATTATTCACAAAACAAAAGGCAATACAATTCGATATAGATGAAAAAACAGATACGCAAAAAGTATATCAAATAGAAGAGTGGAGTAAATTAGCACTATTTTATAGTACATTTAAAGACGAAAAAATAAAAGAAATTATTATTAACGATTTGAATAAAAGAGATGAATGATATAATAGAACTATTTGAGAAAGAAACTGGTTACAAATTAGAAATAAGGAATGGAAAACCATATTATATTGGCGATTTGGATTTACGTGATATCACTATCTCATCTATTCCAAATGACCTAACTGTAGATGGAAATTTATTTCTAAAAGGCGATAACGCTAAATTGATGCCAGACAATTTGACAGTATTAGATAAATTATCAATATGGTGTGCTAATATTAAATCCTTACCTAATAATCTGGTAGTAAGATATGGGTTAGATTTTATAGACTCCACAATAGAAAATATCCCTAACAATACCATTATTGGAGGATGGCTTGATTTAAGTGGTACAGCAATTACAGAGTTACCTGATAACCTAACTATTGGAGGAACTCTTTACCTACGTAATAGTAAAATCACTTCATTACCAAATAACTTAACTGTAGGAGGCGGAATTGATTTATCTAATAGTTCAATTAAAACGATACCTCAAAACTTAACAGTACATACTTTTTTAGATTTAGATAATACAAATATCACATCACTTCCAGATAATTTAACTGTAGGAGGTTATCTTGATTTGGAATATTCAAATATTATTAAAATTCCTAATAATTTAACTGTATATGGCTATCTTTGTTTGGAAGGCACAAAAATTGAAGAAGTACCAAATGATTCATTAATATATGGCTGTATATACTATAATGATAATCGTATGGTTCACCCATCACTCCCTTTAGAGGATTATGACAAACGTCAAAAATTCCGAAATGAACCTATCTTCTGGGAATCTAATGGGGTGAGGTATATTAAAGTGGATAATATTCTTAGTATCATTGATTCTCATCATGGGAATGTTTATCGCACTCATCAGGTCGGTTATGATAAAGAATTATATATTGTTACCGATGGAGAAAATAATTGGGCACATGGTGAAACCCTTAAAGAAGCAAAACTTGACCTAATTTATAAAATTTCAGACAGAGATACATCCGCTTACAAAAACATGTCACTTGATGATGTCTTGACGTTTGAAGAAGCTATTATAGCATATCGTACCATTACTGGCGCATGTTCAGCTGGTACAAGAAATTTTATAGAACACCGACTACCAGAACCACGCAAGAAAACATATACAATAGGAGAAATTATTGAATTGACCGATAATGAATATGGTAGTGATAAATTTAAAGAGTTTTTTGGAAAATGATTATTAACAAGTTATGTAAAATAGATGAAGAAAAATTTAAAATTAGAAAACTTACTTAGAGAATTTTTAAATATTATGGTAAAACGATATACTTGGCTTACTATAAAATTTGAATATAACGAAAATAAACAACAATATCTTGTATCATATTCACCTAAAGATAAAATACAAAGTGATAATGAATTTATCACAGATAGTATGATGTTAGAAGATATGTTTAATGATTATTTTGGAGATTATGCACCACTGTTCTGTGATGAAGAAGAATATTTCAAACTATCTCCTAATGCAGAAGTAATAAAATATGAAAGCAAATAGATAAATAATAAAACTATAAAGTAATTTATATAGTATACGAATATAAGCATTGCGAAAAATAAACGTAGTGCTTATTTTAGTTTTAATAAATCTATAGTAAAAAAAATGAAATATTAATATAGATACATAAAAAATGATGACCCTTCTGGAAAATATATGAAAAAATTTTTTGGAAAATTTTTTTTGAAAGGGTATGGGTAAGAAAAAAGGCCCCATCATGGAAATCGGTGATTTTTTTTTGGAAAATTTTGGACGGAGAACCGTGGGCGTTCTCAAACACCCCCTTTTATGGCGGTGGGTAGGTGGGTTAAATAGGTGGCCACCCCCATAGGGCCTACCCATGCTATATATTCAGTGAACAAATTAAAAATAAACCATATTCTTTTTAGTTCTAACCACTTAATAAAATAATATAGTATAAGTTATCATATAAATAATTTAAACCCCTTACAGACAAAATAAAAGGGGTACTTAATTATTTTATCTGTACCCCTTTTCCCTATCATGTTACGTCATATTATTTTTTAATCCTCATCTTCCTCGTCCTCGTCTTCCTCCTCGTATGGTGTGGTATCTATAGTATCGCACCACAAACTTTCATCCTCATATATTTCAGACATATAACCGCTTTCGCTGATATATAACCTTACTTCTATACCGCTTAAAGATTCGTAATTTCCATATCCATTTTGTTGGATATAATCTTTATCTTTATCAAAACCTTCCTCAAGACTATTAAGCACCCCCAAAGGTGTGCTACTCATCAAGAAGTCATCCAAAGAACTCATTTCATAGAATTGATGTGTAAGATTATACTTGTCGCAAAACTTGTTGAAAATCTCAACTTGCTCGTTATTAGAAAGGTTGTTAAACTCGTTTTCAAAATTCTTAAAAGTAAACATAATTCAATGTTTTAAATTTAACCGATACTTGAAATAGGGTGGTCGGTTGTTAACCCCTTTGTTATTGATTGACGATGCAAAGATACGCAATTAATTTTAATATACCAAACATTTTACTAAAAATCTTTATGTCGTTAACTTTTATTAATAAATAACATATTATTCCTTCGTGTGTGTATATATAATAATATAATAACATACGCTATTAAGTCATTTATTTGCTTTGTATTCGTTTGAAATAATGATTTAGTATAATTGTAGGTTTATTCTATTAGAACCGCTTAAAAAGGAAATAAAGCATATTTAAACAAAAAAGTAGTACCCTAATAGATACTACCTTCAATTTATATTACTTCACCAACATATCCGAAGAATTAAACATATTCAA